CAGGCTCCACGGTAGCCCTGAAGGCAGGTAGAAAGCTAACAGCAGGTGCAGGGGCATTTACGCTCACTGGCCTAGACGTCACATTAACATACGCAACCGGCTACACGATGACAGCCGGTGCTGCGACATTTGTTCTAACGGGTGCAAACGTAGCACTAAAGCGCGCTGCTAAATTAACGGCTGGTGCTGGTTCGTTTGCATTGACGGGCGATGATGTAACGCTAACTTATACGCAGCTAGACCAAACGATCCGCGTAGTATCAGGCAACTGGAACGAACTTAAAGCCGCAACGTCAAGCGACTGGGACGAAGCAACCAGCGCCACAAGCGGCAATTGGCTGACAGGCGCATCAATAGCATCTGGCACAAGAGGCCAAGGCATAACGGTAAATTCAGGAAACTGGACAGGAATATAACATGGCACTAAACGTATCATACTTCACAGGCGCAGACATCGGCACAGGCCAATGCTATGGCGGCCTGCTTTCATCGGTAGCCTACACAGTAACAGGCTCAAGCGCATCTGTCGGCACAATCCCCGCAGGAGGTGCTGGCATCGCACGGCTAAAGGCAGGAGAGACTTGCCGCGTGTCCAACAACGGAAAGCCAGCAGCAACAACTAACGGCATATATCTGGCAGCCGGTGACATCATCGATATTGAGTTGCTTGACGGCGTTGCTATTCAAGCGATTACGGCGTAGGTTTAAAGCCAGTGTCCGAAAGCGAAAATACGCAACAAAAACGCGTTATCGGCAGACCTTTTCAGCCGGGTAATCCCGGCAAGCCCAAAGGCGCAAAGCATCGCCTGCAAGAAGACTTCGTTAAGGACGTGCAAGCGGCATGGACAGAAAAGGGCAAGAAAGCGATCACGATGATGATTGCAGATAAGCCGGGGGACTTTGTGAAGATGGTAGCCAGCTTGATGCCCAAGGACGTGACGCTCAACATAAACGACAACAGCGAGATGACGGATGACGAACTTACAAGGCGCATCCGAGACCTTGCCGCGCAACTATCTCCTTTCCTGCTTGACGGAACTGGAGACACTGCAACGGGAGTTGACAACGCGGCAGGCTCGGAAAAGTCTGCTATCGTTCACTGAATACACTAATCCAGCTTATCGGGGGGCCAATCATCACAGGTTGATTGCAGATAAGCTAGAGGCGGTCGAACGGGGTGAAATAGACCGCCTCATGATATTCATGCCACCAAGGCACGGGAAGTCGGAACTTGCATCAAAGCGCTTTCCGGCATGGTGCTTGGGCAGGCAGCCGAAAAGACAGATTATTGCAGCGAGTTACAACAGTGATCTAGCCAATGACTTTGGCCGCAACGTGCGTAACATTGTTGCAGAGCCTGAATTTGGGCAAGTGTTCCCGAATGTCGGTCTGGCACCTGACAGCCAAGCGGCTAACAGGATGAATACGAACCACGGCGGAACTTATGTTGCGGCGGGTGTTGGCACGGCGGTAACAGGTCGCGGTGCTGACATTGCATTGATTGATGACCCGTTCAAAGACCGCGAGGAAGCGGACAGTGAGCGCAGGCGGGATGTTGTTTGGGACTGGTATAGATCGACACTGTTTACCCGGTTAATGCCGGGTGGTGCTGTTGTTCTTATCCAAACCCGTTGGCATGAAGATGACTTAGCAGGAAGGCTACTAGAGGCTGAAGGCGATCAATGGGAGGTTTTGGACCTGCCAGCGATTAACAAGGCTGGCGAGGCTTTGTGGCCTGAATGGTATGACCTGAAGGCATTAAACAGGATTAAGGACACAATCGGGCAGCGTGAATGGTCTGCGCTTTACCAGCAGCAACCGCAGCCTGATGACGGCACGTATTTCCAACGGGCATGGTTCAAGGAATGGGACAAGCTACCAGACGTTCATTACTACGGCACAAGCGATTACGCGGTCACAGATGGCGGCGGTGATTACACCGTGCATCGCATTTGGGGCATCGACAGCAAGGGCGAGATTTACCGCGTTGATGGCTGGCGCGGACAAACGACAAGCGACGTCTGGATTGAGGAAAAGCTAAACCTGATAGCCAAATACAAGCCGCTTTGCTGGTTTGGTGAAGGCGGCGTTATACAGAAGGCAATCGAGCCTATGCTGAAACGTCGGATGCTGGAGCGAGGTATCTTTTGCCGTGTTGAGTGGCTGTCATCTGTAAGTGACAAGCCGACGCGGGCAAGAAGCTTTCAGGCAATGGCAGCAAGTGGACGTGTGCACTTCGAGAAAGGTGCAGACCTTGGGGAGCATCTGGTTTTCCCCGCTGGCAAGAATGACGATGATGTAGACTGCTCCAGCCTGATAGGCAGGGCAATAGACCAAGCGCACCCTGCTATTGTGCAGGTGCAACAACAAAACACACGCAGGCTTGATTATGGGTATAGCGAAGAAACCGAAGATAACTGGAAAACGGTTTAGGGGGTTTGATGATTGAACTAACTGACCGCGGAAACAATGTTGCTGCAAGATTTTGGGCTAAGGTCGAAGTTCGTGGCGAAGATGAGTGCTGGCCATGGGTTGCGAAGGCTAAGACGTATTGGGGTTATGGTGTCATCCGTATTTCCCCTGAGTATGGCAATGAAGGCGCGCATAGAGTGTCTTATATGCTGACCAATGGCGGCGCGATCCCAAAGGGAATGTTTGTCATGCACAAATGCGACAACCCAGCTTGCTGCAATCCGGCGCATTTAAGCCTTGGCACACCTCTTGATAATATGCGCGACATGGCAGAAAAAGGTCGGAGAGTGAACGCTCCCCACATTGGCGAGAATAATGGCAGGGCAAAGCTTAAACTGAGTGATGTTGAGTTCATCCGCAGAAATGATCTTTCCACTAGCGAAATAGTAAAACGTTACGGGATTAACAAGGCTACGGCATACGCTGTCCGTTCTGGCCGTTCTTGGAGAATTGCAGCATGATAGATGCAGTCCCATTAACTGAAAGAATTAGGCGTTTCGAAGAGGCAGAACAGGCCAGCCAAGATGGCCGCCGTGAAGCTGAAAAGGCGCGTGATTATTATGATGGCCGACAGCTAACAGCGGATGAGCTGAAGGCATTGAAAGGCCGCAAGCAACCGCCTGTCATTGAAAACCTTATACAGCCAAAGATTGACTATCTGTGTGGTTTGGAACGCCAGACCCGCACTGACCCTAAAGCCTATCCACGCACGGCAGCACATGAAGACGATGCCAATGCGGTAACGGATGCCCTGCGCTATGTGGCAGATGACCAGCGCGTTGATATTAAGCGTTCGGCTGTCTTCCAGAATATGTTGATCGAGGGCTATGGTGGTATTGAGGTAGGCGCAAAGCGTGTGCGTAACGCCATTGACCCAAGTGTGTTGCATATATCATGGGACCGCCTTTTCTACGATCCACATAGCTGCAAGCCGGACTTTAGCGATGCGGAGTATTTGGGCTTTATTACATGGATGGACGCTGCAACCGCAAAGGCAGACTATCCTAATGCGGCAAGTATCATTGACCAGACCGTAGCCAAACCAACCGGCGCTGCGTATGAAACCTATGACGACAAGCCACGCTGGACCTATTGGGCAGACGCAGCGCGCAACCGAATCCGTATCGTGACGATGTATTGCCGCAAAGGTGGCATCTGGTATCGCTCTGTCTTCACACTTGCAGGGGACTTGGAAGAGACAGGCCCAAGCCCTTGGCTGGACGAAGACGGCAACCCTGAATGTGGCCTTATCATGCAGTCGGCCTATGTCGATCGTGACAATGACCGCTATGGTCCTGTGCGCAACTGGGTGACGCTGCAAGACGAGGTTAACAAGCGGCGTTCCAAGTTCCTGCACCTTGCCAACAGCAGGCAGGTTCGCATCGGCTTGGCGCACGGCAAGAACGCTGAGGCCATCCGCAAGGAATTATCTAAGCCTGACGGTGTTGTCGTTGCTGAGAATGGCGAGATTGAGGTAATACCAACAGGCGATATGTCTGCCGGTCACTTCAACTTGCTGGCAGAGGCAAAGCAGGCAATCCAGCTAACCGGACCTAATGCCACGATGCAGGGCAAGGCCAGCCAAGACCAATCGGGCCGCGCTATTCTTGCATTGCAGCAAGGCGGGATGACCGAAATGGCGCCTCTGCTTGACAACCTGCGTGACTTTAATATTCGGATGTTCCGCGCAATCTGGAACAGGATTAAGCAATTCTGGACCGAAGAGCGTTGGGTGCGTGTGACGGATGACGAGAAAAACGCACGGTTTGTAGGCGTCAACACGACAAAGGGCAGCCTTGCCGCAGCAAAGCTACTGGAAGCCGTCAAGTCTGGCGAAATAGACCAACAGACCGCGCAGCAATATGCGATGCAGTTACAGTCTGACCCGTCCATGAAGGAACCTGCCAACAGTCTGGCAGAGATGGACGTTGATATACAGATTGACGAGGTAGCAGACGCGCCAACCTTGCAGATTGAGCAGTTTGAACAGTTGGTGAAACTAGCGCCTATGACACCACCACAATATCTGCCGACGATGTTCGAGTTGATGATTGAGGCGTCCAGCTTGCGCAATAAGGACAAGCTGCGCGAGATTATGGAACAGGCCAAGCAGCCCAAGGAACCCGATCCTATGCAGCAATTGCAGGTCGAGGGTGCTGTGGCTGAGGTAGACAAGACAAAGAGCGAGGCGATGCGCAATTATGCTGACGCAGAGGCCAAGAAGGCTGGCATTGAACGCGAAGCCTTCCAGATGGGTGCGCAAATAGCCGCCTAAGTAATTCACAGCGCATAGCTGTTTATCGGGTCGCCGCCGTTCGGGCGTTAAGCAGGTCGCCGCTGTTATCGGGCGTGAAGGTGAAACAATGGACGAATTGGACAACATTCTAAACGACGAACCAACGCAAGCAGTCGAAGTTGTAGAGGCCCCTCAAGTAGAGGAACAGCCACGTCAACCCGACGGCAAATTTGCACCGAAGGGCGAACCAGAGAGCGCGTCGCCTGCGCCTGTCGAAGAACCAGCATTGGAGCACCCCGCATTGATTGGGGAGCGCCGCCGCCGTCAGGAAGCGGAGGCGGAACGTGAACGACTATCCAAGGAACTGGAAGCACTGCGCAATCCACCTGCACCACCTCCATCGGTGTTTGAGGATGAGCAGGGATGGCAACAGCATTTTGGCAGCGAGGTAATTAACACGGCGGTTCAACAGGCCACGTTTAATTCCAAGCTTGATATGTCCGAGATGATGGTTCGCCAAGCCAACGCTGACTTTGAGGAAATGAAGGCCGCCTTTTTGGAATTGGCCGACCAGAACCCCTCATTGCGCCAACAGGCACTCCAAGACCCGCACCCGTGGAACAAGGCGTATCAAATCGCCAAGAGCCATAAGGCAATGCAGGACTTGGCCGCTGTTGATGTGGATGACTTGCGAGAGAAAATTCGCGCTGAGATAACCGCAGAATTGGGCAATCGTCCCGCTGCAACCCCAACCCTTCCTAATTCGCTGGCGGACTCGCAAAGTTCACGGGCAACAGCCGCTGCTGCTTTTCAGCCGCCTACACTTGAAGACATATTGGGCAGATAGCCCGGAGATAAGACATGGCATTTACTACTGTAACTGCGGCAAATGTGGAAGAAGTCTGGGATGCAGACTTTTTCAAGGCATACGTCCGCGCAAACCGCTTCAAGCGGTATATGGGCACCACTGAGAACAGCATCATTCAGACCCGCGCTGATTTGACGAAGAAGGCCGGTGACGGTATCACTCTTCCTCTCATCACCGAACTGGTTGGCGCTGGCCAGACCGGCAACGGTTTGCTGGAAGGCAACGAAGAAGCCTTGGGCAACTACGGCCACAAGATTGAAGTTTCCACCATCCGCCACGCTGTCGCTGTCACTGACAATGACCAACAATTCACCGGCATCCCGCTGCGTGATGCGGGCAAGGAAATGCTTAAGCTGTGGTTCATGAACAAGATGCGCAATGACATCATCAGCGCATTGGGTTCAATCAGCACTGGCGTCGGCACTTCGGTGACCTACGGCGCTGCATCTGCTGGCCAGCGTAACGCATGGCTTGTCGCCAACGCTGACCGCATCTTGTTTGGTGACGGTTCGGTCGGTGCTTACACCACGCTTGCAACTGATATTGCCGCTGTAACGGCTGCAATGAAGTTGACCAAGGAAGTCGTTAGCCGTGCCAAGGCCCGTGCTGAAGCGGCTTCACCAAAAATTCGCCCTGTTATTGTGGGTGAAGACAGCGAAAACTTCGTTATGTTTGCTGATGCCCGTGCTTTCCGCGATCTGAAGGCCGACCTCGGCACTTCGTTGCAGAACGCGCAAGAGCGTGGCGATGAAAACCCGCTATGGCGTGACGGTGACCTGATGTGGGATGGCGTTGTCATCCGCAAAATTCAGGAAATTGCCACCTTGGGCGCTGTCGGTGCCTCGTCTGCTCTCATCTCGCCTTACTACCTGTGCGGTGCGCAGGCATTGGGCGTTGCATGGGCGCAGATGACCAAATCCACCACGGACACCCGTGACTACGGATTTGTCAAAGGCGTCGGCGTTCACGAAATGCGCGGCGTTGAGAAGCTGGTTTTCAATGGCAAGGATCATGGTGTTTTCACCGGCTTTGTCGGCGCAACTGCACTTTAATAAGGGGCGGGGCGGCTTTCGGGTCGCCCCATTCATTAGGGGAATGATATGACAACCTGCCGCGATATTATCACCCTTGCGCTACGGCAGGCCCGCATCGTGGGTATTGGCCGCACACCACGCGCCAATGAAGCAGAGGAAGGCATGGCCGCCCTGCAATCGCTTTACGATAGTATGTTTTCACACGGCCCACTTGGCCCGTTTACTGAAGTTTACGCGACCGAAGATTATACCGCTGGCGAAGATGAGCGGATAATTGCTGACAACGCGACTATAACCATTCCAGACACCATTGACGTATATGGCGCGACGCCACGCACACCGACTGATTTAGCCGCTGTTGTTGTCATCACGGACACGACGCGCCTGCAATATGTTTTCTCGCTTGGTCGGTGGGAAGTCTGCCACGGCTTGACGCTGGATGATACCGCGCCACTGGCAGAGCGCGACAAGGTTGGATTGGCAGCATTGCTAGCCAAGGAATATGCCGAAATGTTCGGCGCACAGTTACCCGGCGCAACAATGCTCCGCGCATTACGCTTCATGGGAGACTTGAGCAGCCGCTTTTCGACTAAATCAGCAGAGCCGGAATATTTCTAATGCTGGAATATGGCAAAGGGGCTTATGAGCGCACACGGGGTAACCTGCCTGCGCTAACGACCGTCAACATGTTTGTTGAACAGTCGGCAAGCCAAGGGATTGTGATGCAGTCCCGCCTGCCGTTGAAAGAAGTAGAGACTGTAGGCGCAGGCCCCGTGCAAGCCTCTGTAGTGCGAGACGGCGTGTTTGGTGGTGACAGGTTCACCATATCGGGCGGCATAGCGTATAGGGGCGTAGTGGCGCTTGGCGCTGTTGTTGGCACTGGCCCTGCATCAATTGCAGTAAGGGCGGCAGAGGTTCTCTTTAACGCTGGCGGGCCGATCTACAGCTATGATGGCACGGACTTTGTAGAGGTAACTTTCCCCGACAGCAGCAACGTCACAAAGGTATTTTACACTGCTGGCTATTTTTTGGCGATTGAGGCTGGAACGGGCTATATGTTCTTTTCCGGCGTCAACGATGGCAGGTCATGGGATGCGCTGGATTTCTTCGAGGTCGAGAGTGAGCCCGATGCGGTCAATGATGCGGTTACATTAGACGGCGTGATTGCGGCGGGTGGTCCTAATAGCGTTGAGTTTCTCGCGCCTACCGGAAACCCTGATTTGCCATTTACACCTATTCAGCAGAGAGTTTTTGAACAAGGCGTGTTTGCAACAGGCTGCATGGTGCAGGACGATAACACCTTCTTCTTTGTAGGCGGTGACCAGATATTATACCGCAACGGCAATGTGCCGGAAGCAATCGGCGGCGACTGGCTGACGGAGCGTATTTCTTTAAGTTCGACTGTCCGGCTGTATTTGCTGAAAGACCAGCGCCATAAATGGGTCTGCATCCTTCTGGACGCCGAAACATGGGCTTATGACATAACGACCGGAGAGACATTTGAACTACGTTCTTATGGCCGGTCAAATTTCCGCTGCGGGCCTGACTTTGGCGACGATGAAACAGGGAAAATCTGGCAGTTTGTCGATTACGGCGCGGATAATGACGAGGGCATTGTTGAACGCATCCTGACAGCAGGGGAGCGTTTACTTGAGCCTAAGTCATACGACAGCGTAACGATTGAATGTGAGGTGGGCACAACGCCTTTCCTGACCGGAAATTACACAGAGCCAACAATCGAGTTTCGCACTTCCGATGATGGCGGCAACACTTGGACGGATTGGGAGACTGACACGCTAGGCCCACAAGGTGATTACAGGAAGATTGTCCAGTATAATGCCTTGGGCATGTTCTCTTTGCCGGGAGCAATGTTCCAGATACGGCTAACAGACCCTGTGCCTTATCGCGTGTCGGGTTTTTACGATAACCAATCGGTTCACGGGCGCGGCTGATGGCCATTTCACCTATCCGGCTTGATCGCCTGTTGAAATGGGAGAAGGTAGCCAATCCAGACGGCTCGCCAAGTGAAGACTATCAGCGCAAATGGCAGCGCGTTATGGAGAATATAGAAGCCTCGGTTAATGCGGTTATTGATGCACAAAACGCAGCGGCGGCGGCTAATGCAGCGGCAGCAGTAGCAACGGCGGCGGCGGCAACAGCAAACAATGCGGCTGAGGCCACGACCGCAGAAACATCGATTGTAAACAGCTTTGTGAAGGGCTTTGCAGGCACTTCCCCATTAGAGGCTGACAGCGCCGGAAACGTCACGGTAAAAAGCCACACGCGGCAATATGGCGACACGGTGTTAAATCCAGATGTTGCGATAACTGGCGCGGTGCTTGCTACGGCAGCGGCGGCGACTTCTATTGTTCGGGTTTATTACGACGATGCAACGAGGGCGGACGGAACACCGACATTTGCGTTCACGGTCGATCCTGCTGCTAGTCCCATTCAGGGCGGTGACAGGCACGTAATAGGCGCGGTTGAGATACCTGCGGCCGGAACATCAGACGGCGGCTTTGTTCGCCAGCCCGGTTACACTGGCATCCAGCCATGAGGGACGCCACACACGGTGATATTGAGCATATTGTTAAACTTGGTGCGCGGATGGCGTCTAAAGCCAAACTGGCGACTGGCTACGATCCTGACAGCGTTCGGGCGACACTTGGACACCTGATAGACAATCCAGACGGCATATTGATTGTATCGGAAACGGGCATGATTGGCGGTATGTGTTACCCGCACCCGTTCAACCACAAGGCGAAGATAGGCCAAGAGTTCTTTTGGTATTCTGAAGGCAATGACGGGCCTGATTTGCTGAAAGCGGCAGAGGTGAAGGCAAGAGAGTTAGGCGCAAGCCACTGGACGATGCTTGCACAGGAAACAATGCGACCGGAAGTGGTCGGCAGATATTACGGGCGGCAAGGGTATCAGCCGCTTGAACGCAGTTACATAAAGGAATTGTGATATGGCAATAAGCATGGGGGCTGCGCTTCTTGGCTCGGCTGTGATTGGCGGCGTTGGTTCTGCTATCAGCGGATCTAAGAACAGCAAGGCAATCAAGAACGCGACGGCGGCACAGACGGCGGCTAATGACAAGGCTGTTGCATTGCAGCAAGAGGCGCGGAACCAGAATATCGGTTTCCAGCAGCCCTTCTACCAGACCGGCTTGGCTGCAAACAACCGCATCAATGCCTTGCTTGGTCTTTCCGTTCCGCAGCAACAGCAGCAACCTCAATTCCAGCAATCGTTCAACGGCTACACTCCGCCCGGTATGAATACGATGGGCTACCTGAATGAAAATCCCATGCTTGGCGATTATATGGGGCAGCAAGGTGGGCAACAGACCGCGCAAGTTATGCCTCAAACCAACGCGCTTGCCGATGCGCAACAGGGCTTCGGGGATTGGCGCGACAATACGGGCTACCAGTTCCGCTTCAATGAAGGCATCCGTGCAATCGACGCAGGTGCGCCCATCCGTAACAGCGGCGCGACATTGAAGGCCCGCCAGCAATATGGCCAGAATATCGGTAGCCAAGAGTTCTATAACTACCTTGGCGCGCTAACAGGCCAACAGCAGGTCGGCACAGGCGCGGCTAATGCCTTGTCCGGCGTCAATACCACTTATGCCAACAATGCAGCACAGATTGCACAGACGCAGGGCCAGAACCTTGCAAATAGCGCAGTTGCACGGGCAAATAACAGCAACAACACGTTGAACGGGATTACGTCTTCGTTTAGCAATGTGCTTGGGGCATTCGCAGGGGGTCGGTTCTAATGCTGGAGAAATTGAAAGAAAAGCTACGCCAGCGCGAAGGCAAGCCCGCATGGAAAGCGTCTGTAGAGAAAATCAAGGCAGAGATTGCACGACTGGAGGCCGAAAATGAACCCGTTAGCTAATCTCCAACAGTTCAACATAGCCGGTAACGCACAGAACGCGCTCATGCAGGGTATGCAGGTGGGTGATGCTATGAGGCAGCGCCGTATGGCCGAGGAACGCCAAGCGGCGGAGGATGGCGCTTATGTTGGGCTTATGACAGGCGACAAGTCTGGCATTAATGCTCTGGCCAAAATACCCGGCGCAGCTAAAGACGCATACACGCTCCAGCAAGGCGTCCAGACGCAAGAGGCCAACCAGATGGAAGCCGACCGCAAGCGCCTTGCCCAAGTTGCCGATCTACTGGACAACAGTACCGATGAGGTTAGTTACCAGCGCAACTTAAATGTGGCGCGTCAACTAGGTTTGCCGGTCGATGCCGCACCGCCTAACTTTGACCCTGAATTTGTAAAGACGCAAAGCGCAATTGCGCGGGCTGTATTGGGCAATGACCCTGAATTGCCGCTAATCGGGCAAGAGGCCATGCTTAAAGGGCTTATTCCCGGGACGCCAGAATTTCAGGCAGAGATTGGTCGAATGTTAGCCGCTAAATATGATCCATCTAAAACCCTGTCATTCCAGCCCGGCGGCGGTGCCGTTGCGTATAATACAGCGACAGGCCAAATTACCCCGCTTATTGTTCCGGGTGGCGCTGAAGCGCCCGCAGCACTTCCCCCCGGCTTTGTATTAGACCAAGGAGGTCCGACGCCACCCGCGTCGGGTAACTTTTAACGGTCGTTTTAATCCGCAAGGCTTGCCCGGTGAGCGCGTAACATCAACATACCGCACACCCGCCCGCAATGCAGCGGTAGGTGGCGTTTCTAACAGCTATCACACACGCAGGGGCATAGACGGCAAGCCATTGGCGCGGGATAGCGTTCCACCGTCCGGTATGAGCATGAGTGCCTATGCTGCACGGCTAAAGCGCCTCAATCCCGATTATGACGTAATTAACGAGGGCGATCACGTCCACATGGAACCAAAGGGGTAATTATGGAAGGCCAGACCGCAACCAATCCACAGACAGGCGAAAAGATTGTTTTTCGCGGTGGCCAGTGGCAGCCTGTTGGCGGCGCACCCGCGCCACGTCAAGGTCCTATCAGCAGCGGCGTAAAGCAAGAAGCGCAGCCGTCTGTTCTTGACTATCGCAGAGATGCGCGTGACGAGGCCGAGTTTGTTATAAAGCAACAAGAAGCGGCTGGGAAGCAGGCGGAAGAAGCTGAAAAGGCGGCGAAGGCTGCCCGTTCGCAGGATTCAGCCAAATACAACTTGGCAAAGGTTATAAAGCAGATTGCTGCAATTAGGGCAGATGCGGCAGATAACGGAGGATGGTTTGAAACTGGGGGGACTGGTTCATTTTCTCGCAATTATCTGCCTTCCGGCACGGCGGCTTTTGACCTTGCTGAAAACCTAAAAACCGTTGACGCAACAAGCGCATTTTCGGCATTGCAACAGATGCGCGATAACTCGCCAACGGGCGGCGCGTTAGGTGCAATTACTGAAAACGAATTGGACTTGCTGAAAAGCACAATTTCCAACCTTAACCCAGATCAAAGCCAAGAGCAGTTTCAGGCTAACGCCAAGCTTGCGCAAGACGCCTACATTGACATGCTTGCACGCATTGACCCGTTAGAAGCCTATCAGGTCGCTCTGGATAACAAGGCAACTGTTGAAGAGATAATGGACATTGCCAGGCGCAATGGCGGGCCAATTCCAGACGAAAAGTTCCTTAAGCAGGCGGTCGATTATGTCGCCGCTGGCAAAGCTGCAAACCCAAAGACATTCCAGCCACCGGAAACCCCACCCGAAGGCGGCGGCCCTTCCATCGGTGAAAGCCTTTACGCTGGCGTCGGTGACATTGCACAAGGCGTAGGCGAAGGGCTTGGGATTATTGGCAACCCGCTCAACGCAGGCATTAACGCCATTGCAGGCACCAACCTTTCCACAGACCTTGGACGGACATTCCGCGAAGCGACCGGAGCGCCACAGGGCAATGCTCTAGCCTCCGCAGTCAATCGTGGTGGCACAGCAGCATTAACCGGCGCTGGCCTTGCTAACCTAACGGCCCGTGGCGCGACTGGTATGACGGGTTATGTCGCCAATGCTCTCGCGCAACAGCCTGTCCAGCAAGTCGTGGGCGGCGTTACAGCAGGTGCAAGCGCGGAAGGCGCACGGCAGGCAGGCGCACCCGCTCCAGTGCAGGCAGCGGCAGGCATCATGGGGGGTATGTTGGGCTACGGCGGCATGAATGCCCTAATGCGGCCAACCGGAACAGCGGGCCAAAGCGCAAGCCTAATTCCGAATGCAAGGCAGGTTGTGCAGGACGGTAAATCGGCTGGCGTTCGTGTCATGACTAGCGATATTCGCCCGCCCACGTCACGCACTGGCAAACTTGCGCGCAATATAGGCGACAGCATACCGATTGCAGGCACGGCAGGCCCACGCGCTGCACAGCAGGTAGAACGCGGCGAAGCGGTGCAAAAGCTTATGCGAGAATTTGGCGCAGATGATGCTGCGGTTGAAGCTGTCTCCAAAGACCTTGTGAAAACACGCGGCGCAATGATTGGCAAACTATCTGCCGCTAAAAACCAAGTCATCCAGAGCATCCAAGGGGCTGTTCCTGCACCAAAGGCAATAGCTGAAATTGACAAGCAAATTGCCAAATTGCAGGGCATAGATGACACGGCATTTAAGCCTGTCATTGACCGTCTAACCGGCTTTAAAACCGCATTGCAAAGCGGCAAAACGCTAGAGCAAGTCGAAGGGCAGCGCCGTTTGCTTGGCGACCTGTTTTCCGATCCATCACTTGCCAGTATTAAAGGTGATGGACAGAAAGCGATCAACGCTGTTTATGACCCGCTAAGGCAGGACATGGGCGCGTTTATCGAAGCATCTGCGGGGCCTGCGGCTAGGGCTAAGTGGGCGGGTGCCAATGAGCGCCTAGCGGCAATGGCAGGTGAACTTGACGCATCTGCATTCAAGAACCTGTTGAACAATGCCGAAACAACGCCAGAAAGCGCCGCTAAAATCCTGTTCGGCAAAACGCCAAGCGATATGAAGCGCCTATATGGGAGCCTATCGGACAAGGGCAGGGCAAAAGCGCAATCGGCGATCCTGTTTCAAGCGGCGGAAAAATCCACAACCAATGACGTTATCAGCCCGCAGAAATTTGCAGCGGCTATGGAAGCAATGTCTAAGGCAACGGGTGTGTTTTTCTCGCCTGCCGACAAGGCCAGAATTGACGGCGTTACAAGGCTTATAAAGGCTACACAGCACGCATCCGATGCAGCGGCAAATCCAATGACAGGCGCGCAAAATACCCCGCTCATTGCTGGCCTTTCCATTGGCCAGATATTCGGGACGGCTGCACTTCCTGTAACGGCATTTGCTGGTTTAACTGCCCGTGTCTATGAAAGTGCGCCGGTTCGGGATGCTTTCTTGCGCCTTGGCCGGACAAAGCCAAATAGCCCGCAGGAAGCCAATGCAATCAAGAGCGTTATTGCATCGATTGCGGCGGCAAAATGATAACCCGCAAATGGCCGAATATATGAGGACGGCCCCCGGACTATCCCAAGCGGCTGCCAGTGACCAAGTAGGCAAAGAACGGCCAATACAGCCATAAGATAAACGCGCAGACCCAAAACCTTAACCGCTTAAATTCATTCATACCAAACCATAGGGGCAAACATGGCCGAAAAATACACTTATATCCCAAACCGAGTTATAGACGCAAACGGCATTAGCGATGGCGCTTCGATCTATTTCTATCAAGAGGGAACGACTACCCCCATTAGCATTTACAGCAATGCCAGTTTGTCTACACCGCTTTCCAATCCTGTTGTTGTGCCTGCGGGTAGCGCAGTTCCGGTTGTTTACTACAGCGGCGATGCACCACGGGTTAAGGTCGTAACGTCTGCCGGTGTTACCGTTAGCGATGATGACCCCTATATCAAATTTGCATCGGTTGCCGACATTGCGCCGGTTATTACAGCAGGCACGTTGCCAACCCCTTCAACATACGGCGCGTTAACCCCTGTCGGCACGGCAGCGGCAACCTTGGCGACCGCTTATACCAGTGTGGGTGTGGGCGGTAAGCTTCTCGCCAATGATGACTTTTCTGTAGGCACTGCGGCTGTAAACAATCCCGGCGCTGATTTTATCGGTGACAAGGGCATCTATTACAATACGGGCGTTAGCGGCGGCAATCGCTTGCTGAACCGTCCGGGCCGCGCTGCTGAATTGCACCAATGGGGCCGCGAAAACCTTGTGCGCTGGCTTGAAGGCTTGCGGACCAACGCGACGCTGAAAGTCGCGCTTGTCGGCGACAGCAACACAGAAGCCTATGTAGGGGCTGCGCTTGCTACCTATCTGGACAGCCTTCCCAATATCACGCTGACGAATTTCGGTGTATCTGGAACGCAAATAGAGCAATGGCGCACCGCTGCCAGCCCTTACAACAGCAACAGCAAGGCGCTGACGGACGTTGTTGCGTTTGATCCTGACTTGATTGTGATGTGCTGGGGAACCAATGACCCTGTTGTGGGCGCACGGGATGCCGATGACTTTTCTACATCGCTTGCATCTGCGCTAACCACACTGCGCACGTCTTTAGGTGTTAATGCCTGCTCCATTGCCCTGCTAACCCCACAGGCTCTAGGCGATACGTCTGGACGCGATGAACTGTGGAATTTGCAAATCCGCCCGATCATCCGCACAATGGCAGAACGCTTTGACTGTGCCTATTTCGACAAGAACGCATTGTTCCCGAACTCGGTTATCGATCTGGCTGCGGGCGCAATGCAGAACAAGTGGCTGGACAGCAACCGCGTTCACACATCGGACGTCGCTACAAACATCATCGCTGCAATGGTGGCAGAATGGCTTGTCCCGCGTGAACTGTGGGCCATGACATGGGAGAGTATACCTAACAAGGCTGCGGCTGATACATCCTCAACATATCCCCCCGGCGTAACTATAGCGCGTATGACAGACGCCAAGTTTGACGGCTTTGTCTGCACGATTAATCCAATTTCAACGGGGGGTCATTTCGCGCTGCAATTCAACTGGTCATACAATAGCACCGCGCCATTGCTTGCCTATCGCATTGCGCTTTCGAGCGTTTGGTCAAGTTGGCAGTCGATTAATCTTGGAACTTCAAACCTGACACCGGGAACGGGCTACACAGCGCCTGCATCTGAAATTGCACGGGCGTCATACAATAACGGCGTGGTTATTCTTGACGGCTATATTCAGCCAACCGGCGCAGCGGCAACGCTCACAGCGGGGCAGAACATCGGCACGGTTCCTGCGGGCTATCGTCCAGAGGTTGCGCAATGGGGCGTCGATATTCACGTTTTCGAGACGGCGAACACTCCTCAATTCGAGACAATCAAAGGCGCTATTTCCACAGCAGGCGCAATCACTACCCGCACCGCTTCGACATATGATGCAGAGCGCATCTACTTCGATGCGGCCTACAAGAGCTCATAAGGAGAAAGCACAATGAAAAAGAGCGTTACCGAGCAAGGTATAGTCTATCTATGTGGCCTTGCGAAATATTGGTCGGACATCGAATATGAGCGTCGTTTTGGGGGCATCCAGACGGCAGACAGCGGTGGGCAGACGCCACCCCCACCACCACCTCCTCCGCCACCTCCCCCGCGTGAGTTTGGGGGCGATTGATGACCATCGCGGTCCTGCTCTACATCGCGGTCGTTTACTTCCTGCGAAGGGGAGAGAATAGCCGCGTTGTTGATGCGATCGCTATCAACTGGTTCCTCAATCAGTGCGTTGTCGAAGCCAATGGCGGCTTTCCCGTTTTGCCCATTTTCATTCTGGTTGATTTTGTAACGGGGCTTTGGCTGGTCACATGGAAGGGCGGCATTGTTGCCCACCGTGCGTCGTGGTTTTACATCCCGATGATAGCCTTCAATGCGGCGGCATACGTGAACGGGGAGCCGCTACCGGGTTGGCACCACGCCACATTATTTGCCTTTGCTTGGCTTCAAATAGGAGTGGTTGGGGCAATGGATGATGGATTTAGAGCGTTTGTGGATCGTGCCTCTAGCGGCGTTTTGCATCCAATATCTAGCGCGCTTTATTATTTCAGGGGTGAAAAATGAGAAGT